CTTTTCTCTGAGCGTCAACCGCAGTCTTTACCAACGCAGTAGTCTTTCCTGTATCTGAATGACCTAAGAGCATATTTAAATGTCCTATTGCTGGTCCTGGTAGTCCAACGGCATCCAAAAAGTCATTACCCAAATCAAAAAATCTTTGTGGTTTATATTTTGCAGATGTTGAGAACTTGTCTTTAATCGATTTAAAATCGTTTTTCTTGATTGCCATAAATGTCTATGTTATTGTTTTTTTTTAGTTAAAAAATAAGAGCTTAGACATTTGCGTAGACATTGTGTCCATGTAAGTGTCCAAGCTCATTAGTGATATTAGAACGGCATATCTTCGTCAGGTTCTGCGTTCGCTTGTGGGTCTGAATTTACTTTTTTAGATTCTCCACCCATAGAAATTTCACCTTGTGATGAATTTCCATAGACAAAACCACCTTTGTCAGAATCCCAACGTGGTGTTTCTCCACGAGCAATAGCTTCAAGGTATTCCTCAGTTTTTTTAGAATAAACATCTTCCCAAGTTAACTCATCCTTAATCCAAGTGTTCGCTAACTCTTTGTTTTCGTGTACAGGAGCTGGGTCGTCATACATAACAGTTTGGATAACTGTGTACGTCGCACCTTTAGGTGTTTTTGCTTTGGTTAATTCAAGGATAATGTCACGACCGTTATCAGGGTCAGTAATATCACCTTTAGCTCTCCAAATAGGAATAATCTTGTCTAAGATACCCTCATTTTTGTAATTGTGTTTGAATCTCCAAAACTTAACACCATCAGACTCGTTATCACGGTCGATAACCTTAACGATGTAAAATTTACGAGATAAGTATTGTTTCGCTAATTCTTTGTCAGAATCTTTACCTGTTGAACGTAGTTCTTCATAAACTTCATTCAATGGTGAACGCTCATTGTCATTCTTACCTGGGTCATAGAATTTTTGGAATTTTCCGTCAACTTGAATCTCGTGATACCAAACTTCTTTAAATGGTGAAGAACCATCTGGAGTTGGTAAAATACGTAGTCTTCGTTGACCTTGCTTTTCATTATCCTTAAGGATAGCTGCAAAGTATTTTTTCATTCTTTCTTCTTGTGTGAATTTTGAGGTGCTAGAAGAACCACCTTGTTTTGCCTGCTCGTATTGAGCTAAAACAGCATCTAATGAATTTGTCGCCATATTTGTTAAATTATTTAATTGATTTAATTAAGTATAAGTATCAACTATGGGTTTGTCAAATAAATTTTAAACTAAAAACGGTCCGAAGACCGCTTTATATTTCACCTAACTTGTTTGAAAGAATCTATTTGGTCATTTAATCCTTCAAAGTTTCTAAATGTTTTTTTAATATCAACTGGTGAGTAATCCTCAACCTCATCTTGAGTTAAAATATACTCATTTTTTCCTGACTTTTCCATATCTTCTTCTTTATCTTCGAAGAAATCTGTTAATTTCTGATTAAATGGGCCTGAGTCTAAACTTCTAAGTTCCAATTTCTCTTGAGGAGTCTTTTCTCTATATTTTTCAACCTTCATTTCTAAGTCATTCAACTTATTCATGATATTATCCATTTCACCTAATTTACCTTCTAAGTCGGTAAGGTGTTTGAATAAGTTATCAAAATATTCTTCTTGTTTTTTCTCAACTTGTTTTTGGGAATTAACTAAATCACTAATATCAAGTTCTTCAGTCTTACCTTTTTCTTCACCGACTTTTTCAACGTCAGGGTCAGTCGCAACATCAACAGGTGTTGGTTCTGCCACAGGTACCGCTGGTGGTGGAGGTATCGCTCCTGCATCCGCTGGCGGTGGTGGAAACGCTCCTGGGTCAACGGGAGGTAAAGCCCCTTCTTCAGGTGGTGGCGGTAATGTTGCCTCTTGTTCAAAGATATAATTGTTAATTGATTTATATCTTGAGATTTCCTCAATAATTCTATTGTCTACTCTTTTCATTTGATTAGCCGTTTAAAAGTTGCTTCACTCCTGTTAGAGTTTCAACCTGAATCTTTTTATTTTTTGTCATTGTATTATCAACTCTTTCGATTAAACCATCTTTCATTCTGATAGTGTAACAATCTCCAGTGTCTAAATCACATACTTGTTTAGAACCATCACCTAAGTCTTTCTCAGTGCTTCTGGTATTTTTACCTAAATAGTTGTCTAATATTAATTTTGTGTCCATAATGGTGTTTATATATAAATATCGTTTATTATTAAAAAATTGCTTAGTTAGAGCCTTTGAATATATTAATGGCGGATTGAACTTTAGATTCAATATTTCCCTTATCGGTTGCAGACATTTTATCATAGACGTTAATAGGGTTAATCCTTATCTTTGTTTCCGCAATATTTTCGTTTAATATCCAAAACTTACTAATTTGTGTTACACTATCATCTGTTAGTGAACCCATTCTTTGTTCCCATCTTCTAACTAACATAGTTACAGAATCTGAAAACGAATCAAAAACCGCGTTAGGGTGATTTTTACTTGAACAATAGAAATTTTTATTAGTATCAAAGTATGTGTCAGACCCTCCCCAATTTTGGTCTATAGTAATTCCCCCAAAGTTATTTTCATAGGTTGTTAAACCAGTGCCATCATTTGACGCTAAATAAATTGTTGAGAATATTACTTTTTGTAGTTTTACATTACTAGTCAAACTCTTAATCGTAGTTATTGCGGTTTTAAATGTTATCGTAGTCTTTGTTGGCCCTGTTAAAGGTTTCCATGTGGCGTATTTAGTATCTGGTTGACAAGTCTCTTCAATTGAACTATTAACTGTAGTACTATCTTTATCACTTGATTGAGTAATAACATTAGTTGTTTGTCCAAGAACATTAGTACTCCTACTTTTTTCGGCTTCAGCACGTTTTTGAGTATCAAGTTTATTCTTTTCAATAATAGATTGTAATAAATTAGTCTTTAACGTTTGTAAATAATTATCAATTTTAGGTAATGATGCCGTTGGTTGTCTAATACCGTCAATAATAGTTTCGAAACTACCAGGCGATATACTATGATTAACACTTGTAATCATGTAAGGTCCACTAAACATTGGGACATATCTTAAGTTGAAATACATTGTCGGTTGTATCATAGCGTTACCCATCATTGATACGGTACAAGAATAACTTCTATTTTTGTATAAGTTATATAATGAATTACTTTGTGTAGAACCACCTCTATTACCACCTTGATTAGCCATCTGATTTAACACTTCAAGAGATTCTGCCGTCGCTTGACCCGCGTCTTGGGAAACTGTAAACCCATAAAACATAGATTGATTTTGAGGTCCGATATCCACGTTAAAACCAACAACTTTATTAGATTTATCCCAATCATTTTTGTTGGTTAAATCTTCAACCAATGGGTTATCACTCGCTCTTCTTAAATCAAACGCATCATTTCTATATCTAAAATCAACATTATTTTTTAAATCCAATTGTTCACTTGGTTTACCCCCAAAGAAACAAACCATTTTAGCACTTGATTCTCGATAATCAACATTCATGAAAGTACCAAATAGTGAGTTTGCAAACTCTAAAGTCCCTTCTACTTTTGGTTTTGGGTTCTTAACCGCATCTTGTACGTTATAAAAATTAATATATGACGGTAAATTCATTACAACAAAATTATTTTCAACCAATATTGATTGTACAAAACTAAGCATTGTGGATTTTGGGTTTATATTAATCAATCGGTTTTTTAATTTAAAAACATCAACCAATATCTTATCACCAATATTTCTACTAGCCCTATCCAATAATAGAACATCCTCAAATAATGTTTTAGTTTTAAAATCATTACCTGAAATCCATTTATCGTTAATAGCTTTAAACGATTCCCACAATTCTACTTTTGTTTGAGGTCCTTCTAAGACAGAGTCAATTGTTGATTGTGCAGTATTATTAACATTAGGTAACGCTTTTTGTAATTTAATTATTAAATTGTTGAATATTTTATTTTTAAATTCTAAAGAATCTTTTAAATACTCGTCCATTAATCCGATGAACTTTGTTTTATTCATTACAGAATCTTTTAGTTTCTGAGTTGCATAAATTTTAATTATTGGTGAAAAATTAACTATATTATCAACCGTAAAAGAAATATTTAAGTCAACAAAAAAGTCTGTAATATAGGAACCATTATTCCCATAAACCAATTGAGGTATTTCCGAAAACCCAATATAGGTTTCTAAAGCTTTCCACTCATTAGGATATAAACTTTTTGATGAGGCCAATGTTGTTGTTCCACCGCTCACAGGAACTGCGTTAGGCGTTGTCAATGAATATTTTTCCCAAGTATATGGGTCCGTAATATCGTAGTTTGAGAATGTGTAAAATAATTTCTTATCGTAGTTAGACGGATTACCATTTTTAAACACAACATCAGTATTCATAAATCTTGTTAGTAAATTAGTAATACTTGTAAGTTGAGCTGATTGAGCGTTTTTAACATAATCTTCCCCTGTTGACCCTGTTATTTTAGGGACTTTCATTAATTCAATCATTAATAATTGAAAATTATAGAATGGTTTTGCAGTATCTGAATTATCAGAACTAATACTACTCATCGTATAATCATATTTTGATTTTGAGAAATTTAAAAATTCAACTTCAAATAAATCTAACACATCTTTTTCAAATACTGAAAACATTTCGCTAATGTTTGTATATTGTGAGGTATTACCATTTAATGAATAATTTTCTTGGGAACTTTTTCCTGAAAAAATCTCTTTCATATATTGTGAAGGATTAACCTTAACTATTTTACTATTATCAAAATACCCATAATTAGGTGCCGTCCAAAAAGTTCTAACGGAACCATCATACATAGACTTATTACCCATCACTTCAAATTTTATTTGACCTGTATTTGCGTCAAAACATTCATTGTTTGTTTGATTAACTAATGAACCTTGTGAAGGAAAAATAAATGAAGATATTCCGTCCAAAGTATTCACTGACACCGTCCAAGGAAATATTCTTAAATCTCTATTAGGTATTGAAGTGTCGAAACCTTCTGATTTACTAATAATTGCTTTATCAACATAATTTAATGTAAACCCTGATTTAATTCCTTCTTGAATTGCCGTATTAGTGTATGCTGAGAAAATTTCAAACCCTTGGTAGAATACATTAAAATCGTTAATCAATTTAGGGTAAAACCCTGTATTAATTGTTGTTGATATTTCCCCACCAATTGTAACATTTTTTTCTAAAACAATATCAACAATACCAATTTGTGAACTTGCACTAAATGTGTACATTGTTGTTGGTAAATTATTCGTAGGGTCATAGTTTTTAAGATAATCAAAATCAGACCAAGAAGTTCCAATAATATCAACACCTGTTTCAATATATTTTTTATAACGGTACCATATTGACCCATATTTTAATACCCAAGAATATGGTATTTTATGTACCCCACCAAATTTATTAAGTGTTGCAAAAATATAACTTAAATCATCTGATTCATTTTTTGTTTTATACTTTTCTCGTAAAGTTGACAATGGTAAACTATTCAAGAAAAGGTATGCGGCTTCAGTATATGGTGTGTCATTTGAATTTCTAAAATTTTTAACACCCTCTTGAATTGCGTTAATAAAATATGGTG